ATGTAAGAAGTGTCATAAACAAATAGCTTATAATGTTAGGTTAGACCCAGAAAAATCTCCCTATGAACAAATAGCTGACAAGAGACAAAGTTTGAAGAAAATCTGTTTTTATTGTGGTCATGATAAGTTTACTAAGTTTAAAGTTTTGGAGAAAGAAAAGGGATTAAAATATTTAGATTTAATAAAGTTTAATAAAAAGAAGTAGTAGTAACAATATCAAATAAGTATATAAACTTAAAAGTACATATATTGTTTATATGGAAAGAATAAATCATATACGAGCTATTGCAAGAGAAATGGCAGATCAGAAAGGTCTGGAGTATAACGATTTATCTTTAAATCAAAAAGATGTATTGTTAAACAGTGCTATGCATTTAATAAATGAGTTATAATTAAATATATAAAGTAAAGATTTTATTATTACTATATGGATATAAAAAGTATAAAAGGAAAATATCTAATTGGAGTAATTACTATTGCATTATTATTATTAGTAGCATTAATTGTATTTATTCCTAATGATAGTAAATCTGAAGAGACTGTTGAAAATACTACAGAAGAAGTTAATGAAACTTTTAAGCTAGAGAATAAATCATATAAAGTAGGAACTAATATTAGTCAACCTGAAAATATAACTAATAGTACAAATCCATTCATTAATGGTAGTTTCTTCCAAAACGAAACAAACTTAAGTAATTAAGTTTATAAACATTTTTTTCTTATATATTAATACCCTACAAGGGCATTGTTTTAGTATAATCATTTTTAAGCATTTAATTCAATACATTTATTAACATTTACATTAGGTACCGATAAACCAGGTAAGTCCTTGTGAAAGGTGATTACTGTTACAGAAGGTGGCAAAGACGATTAGCAAGGGTCTGGCGAGAGTTTGTAGTGTTCTCACGTAAGGAAAAACCTACCAAATTATAATTAAGTACATACGCTAAAATGGGAGTTTCACAAAAACTCTCAATAATCAAAACATTTATAAACTATAATTCTATAAATTTAATATCTTAACTGGACATTAACTGGACATTGGATTTTTAAAGATGATAAAAGTAAGGAAAGATATTAAAGAGATTGCTATATGCAAAAAAGAGAAGAATTGGAAGAATTAAAAGAGAATATTAATATTAAGATAAATAATAAAAATTATGATTAAAAATGACTGATATTGTTAAAAGGAAAGGAGGACCTTTAAAAAAAGAAATTAAATATGCTATTTTAGAGAGTTTAAATAAGCTAGTTCAACAAGGGAATGCTATGAGTGTAAACCATCAGGCTTTAGCTGATAAGTATGGTGCTGAGCATAATATTAATATTAAACGACAAACAATAAGTAATTTACTAGATCAGGTATATAAATCAATACCTCCTGAAAATGTAAAGAATATTGAGTTAAAGATTGAGTTATTATATGATAAAATGATTAGGGAGGCTCAGTTATTATTACAGAAAGCTAGTTCACAAAAAGAAAAGAAAGATGCTATTGATTTAATGACAAGGGTTTTAGACAAGTTTATTGACTTCTTAATTAAAACAGGTAGAAAAGCTCCAGTAACTCAAAATATTAATTTACAAGCAGACATCACTCAAAAAACTTTAAATGTTCAAATTATAGACGATAGACGACAGGTGATTGCTGATGATTCAAACAACTAAAGTATTTAAGCAGTTTATAGCTTCAGATAAAAGGATAAATGTGTTTCAAGGTGGTACTAGGTCAGGTAAGACTTATAATATTGTATTAGCTTGGATTGTTAAATTACACCAAGAAGATAATAAAATATTAACAGTTTGTAGGGAAACAATGCCATCTCTTAAGAATACTGTATTTAGGGATTTTATTGAGATATTAAAGAAACTAGATTTATTTGATATTAATTGTTTGAGTAAATCTGATATGACTTACCAGTTAGGAACTAACTTAATTGAGTTTAGGAACTTAGATGACGACCAGAAGATAAGAGGGGCTAAAAGAGATTACTTGTATATTAATGAGGCTAACGAAGTTCCACAACCAATATTTAAGCAGTTATTGTTTAGGACAACAGGAAAGATAGTTCTTGATTATAATCCTTCAGATGAGTTTCACTGGATATACGATGATGTATTAACTAGAGATGATTGTGATTTCTTTAAGAGTACTTATTTAGATAATCCATTTCTCCCTGAGGAACAAGTAAAAGAGATTGAGCGTTTAAAAGAATTAGATGTTAATTATTGGAGAATTTATGGTTTAGGTGAGCGTGGTGTTAGTGAGGCAACAATATATTCTAATTGGGAGTTATTTGATGGCGAAATGCCACAAGGTATTACTTACTATGGTTTGGACTTTGGTTTTAATGACCCTAATGCTTTAATACAAATAGTTTTTTATGATGATGAGATATATGTTAAGGAATTAATATATAAGTCTCAAATGACAACTCCCGAGCTAGGTAATTTAATGAAACAAATTGGTTTAGGTCCTAATGATACAATTTATGCTGATAACTCTAGACCTGAAACAATACAAGAGTTATTCTTACAAGGCTTTAATATTCATAGTTGTAGTAAAGGAAAAGGAAGTATTAGAGCTGGTATTGATTGGATTAAAAGACATAAAGTGCATATACATAAAGAGAGTTTGAACTTAATTAAAGAGATTAAAGGCTATAAATGGAAAGTAAATAAGGATGAAAAAATATTAGATGAGCCTGTTGATATTAATAATCACTTATTAGATGCTTTTAGATATGCTTTGAATGAGAAGATTAATAATGTTTATGACGGAGAGTATAGTTTTGCAACTGCAAGAATGTTATGATAATATTTATAAATTTAATTATAGTAAATAGTTTATCACAAAGGTGAGTCAAAATGGAAAGTAAATTAGATATTAAAAAAGAGCAGGAGAAGATTGTTGTTTATGACAAGAGTGTTTACAATACACCCCAAGATTTTATGACATTATATAATACTTTTAAAATGTCTTTGGATATGTTAGAAGAGCGAGAGAAACAAAGCTATGATGCTATTAAGAAGATGGGCGAAGAGAAAGTTATTATGAAAGGTAGGTTTGATAGTATTGTTAAATTTATGAAGAAGAATCATATTCCTATTCCTAAGGAAGAAACTAAATAAATTTATAAATAAATTTTTCTATAAAATAGTATGAAGTTTATTGATAGAATTTTAGGTAAACCAGCAGCGAAAGAAAACATTACTCTATTTCAAAGATTAGAAGGTGAAATAGCAGGATCAACTAGTAGTAAATTTAGTAAAGATATTTTCACTAATAAGTTTAGAACTATTCACGAAGAGTTTAGAGAATCAAAGAAGGCTTACCTTTACGATTCATTAATTTTTGCATCAGCTAAAACTATGGTTGATCTTATTAAAGGTGATGGTTATGAGATTGAAACTAATAATGAAATATTAAGAAAGTTTATTGAAGATTATGTTGAAAGAACTGGTTTAGTTCAGGCATATGAGGCAGCACTTGAAGATTATGTTTCAGTAGGTAATGGATATATTGAGATTGTAAGAGATTCAGAGGGTAATGTTATTAAATATTTAGCATTTACTAATGGAGAGGATATTTATATTGATTATGATTATAGGAGAAATCAAGTTAGAAGATATATTCAAAGAGTTCTAACAGGTCAACAAACACAAATTAAAAGTGCTAAGAATTATGTATTAAATACACCTCAAGGACCTATCCAAGTTTATGGGGTAGAAATACCTAAAGAGAATTTATTACATTTTAAGAATGGTAATAATGTATTTGGAGCTTATGGTAAATCTCCAGTATCGTCAATATTAAATGATTTAGAGATATTAAGAACAATTGAAAGGAGTATTGCTGTTATTAGTAAATACAAAGCTATTCCAAAAAAGATTTTAACTAAAAAGATTGATGCAGCTAATGGTGAAAGACCAATGGCACAACAAGAGTTACAAGCTTTAGCAAAAGAAATGAGTGCTGCTGCTGATTATGATAATTTAATTATGAATGGAGATTGGCAGACTGTTGATTTATCTGATGGTGGAAAAGATATTAATATGGAAGGTTATATTGAATACTTAAAAAGAAAAGTAACAATTCCTTTAGCACCAGAGTTCTTAATTCATAGTCAAGATGTTAATAGGGCTACAAGTAAAGAAGCTAAACAAACTTATTTCTTAAGAATCCAAACTGCAAGGGCTGATCCTGAGATGAAACTTACTGCATTATTAAAAAGTGTGTTGTTGAAGTTTATGAGAGAAAATCCACAATTAACAGGAACATTCGAGTTTAAGTTTGGAACATATGATATTATATTACCTGAAGAAAAAGAGGTTGCTATTCAATCAAGATGGAATAATGGTATTATTACTTTGAATGAAGCGAGACAAGAATTAGGTTTACCTGAGATTGAGGGAACAGAAGTATTTAATTGGGAAGTAGCACAACAACAAAGTGCTGGACCAAGTTTTGAAAAGTTAAAGGATGAGAAGAAGAGCAATTGAACAACTTCAAATAAGACGTAATAGGGCGCAAGAAGTTAATGTGAGGAATAGAAGTAGGATTGATAATAGAAAATACTTTGGTATTAAGAAGAATATTAAAGAGTATGAGAAAATTATATTCAATAACCTTTATGATGAGGAGTTATTTAATTCCATTGTTAAAGAGGGTGCAACTGAAGGTTTATCAGATTTATTTCAGGAATATTTGGCTGTAGTGACTAATAGATTTTTTAATTTTGCAGAGGTTGTAAGTGCATTATTTGACGATACCTTTGAGAAAGGTAGTAAACGTGTGCAGACTAAAAATGGTGAACTTGTAAAGTTTGGTGAAGTGCAAGATGATCAGGCTTTAGAAATAATTAAGAATAGACAATTTACTTATTTAAAAAACATTACTGATAGACAAGCAGACATTGTACAACAAGAGATTGCTAAAGGTTTGGAACAAGGCTTAAGTATTCCTGAAGTATCTAATAACTTACAAAAGAAAGTAAAATCATTTACTAAGAGTAGAGCAAATACAATTGCTAGAACAGAAATGGTTAAAGCTCATAATGAAGGAACTTTAAATACTATGCGTGAGCTTGGAGTTGAAACTTATATTTATTGGACTGCAGGTGATAAGAAGGTTGCTGAGATATGTAAAAAGAATCAAGGCTCAAGAAGTAAGCCAAATGTTTATCAAGTAAAAGGTGCTGGTAACCCTAACCAACCATTACCAGTTATAAATTCCCACCCTAATTGTAGGTGCAGCATCTTAATAAATGATTGATGAGTAACAAAATATTTATATATTTGTAATTCCAAATTATTTATAAATGTATGAGTTTAATGTGATGGACATTCTTAAGGAGGAAGATGGTTTAAGCTCCTCCCAGATATACTTAAGACATTTAAATAAGTATGATTATGCTAATAGGCATAGGATAGTACAGGTTTTAAGTAGATTAATTGAGAAAGGTCTAATCAAGTGTGAGAGAGAAAGAAAAGTATTCTATTATTATGTTTTGTAAATAAATATATAAATTAATAAATTACTTATTTTATATATGGCAATAATTATTTTAAAGAAGTTACAAGA